CTGCGGAAGATTTTCTTACCCTTCTCACTACTGCCAGAAGCGTTTCCAGTAGAAGCGTTCCTAACTGTATTGGCCCTGCTTTGCTTTTCTACGCTAGCCGTCTGAGTTACCAAAGCCTTTCGATCTTTCCAAAGGCTAAAGATTTCATCAGCTGCTTCGTAGTCATAGTTACGATCAGCCTCGGACAATAACTTAGTCCTAAAGCTGCTTTCTTTCACCCAATTCAAGAAGGCTTCATCCTGTAAGATTTCCTTCATGTCAGGATGCTTCTGCGTCAGTATGTTCTGAGCAGCAGACTGCTTCATGGTTATCGAAGCCTTTTGAGCCTCTACAACCGCTGGGTGTTTCTCAATCGCTTTCTGAATAGCTTTCTCAGGGTCAGAGAAATAATCAATCTCTTCCTCATCGACAGTTTCTTCTCTTTTGGATTGAGACATTACAAACTCGTCTACAACCTTCCGTAGCTCGCCTACCTCGCTAGACTGCCTTCCTAGAAGCTGTTCAGCCTCTTGGTGCATCTTAACGACTTCAGCGATAGACTTACCCTGATACTTGTCGGGGACGTCTGGTGCTTCTTCTACCGGCTCTGTAGTTGTCTCCTGTACAGGAGCTACAGTATTTTCCAGTGTTGGTTGAGACTCCTCTGATGCTTCCACATCATCGTCTTCATGTCGTCCAGTGTCAATTAGTGTAGCCATTATTACTCCGTGATCTAATCATTATGGAGAGTGGTAAAGCAGCGTGGTTACTCGCCGTTCTCTTTACGCTCTTGTTGTATCTTTTGCTGCCGGTGCTTAGCCCACTTCATTGTAGCATCTGGAAATGCTCCAGACAAAGGGTCTAAGGAACTGGCAACAGCCGAGACAATTCTAGTTGCCTTGCCTTCGCAAGTTGAACATACTGCTTCCCTGATCTCTTCGTCAACATAGCTATCAGTGACGTGTCCATCAGGACAGATGAACTCATAAATTCGTCTAGCCATTGGCTGCTTCCTCGTTATTCTTGACAGTTTCTTCAAGATTGAGAATTGAGCCAATGATATTTAGTTGTCCTTTACGAAATTGAAGGTCTAAATCGTCTTTAGTGCTCAGTACTGAGTTTATGATCTTAGCGTTGTTTTCTAGCTCCTCTAGCAGAGACTTCCAGCCGTCTGTAGTGAACATCATACGCAAGTCTTCATAGTACTTTTCGTCGTCTGTCATGTCATTCTCCTTATTGGTGACATTTTCCTTGACTTTAACTAGCTTTTATGCTAATCTTATAATTATATCTTATTATAACATATTTTTTAGACTTTGTCAAGTCTTTTTAGCGGCTCTTTTGGCCGGTTTAGGGGGTTCTAGGGCTTCAATCTTCTTTTCTAGCTGCTCGATGCGCTTATTAGCCCTATCGAAAGCTATATTTACCTGATCTGCGAGGCCTTCCAAGTCCTTTGTGGTTATCATCCTCATTAAAACGCTCCTCTCTTGGTGTTTTCCTTGTCTACTTCAAGACCCAAAGCCTTTTCGTCCAGAGCCAGCTTAGCAATCTTCATCTTACGATCAAATTCCTTGTCTGTATTGTCAGACATACCGTTAAGAGCCTTAATACGGTCAGTTTCAAGCTCAACAGGTACGCCACGAGCCTCAAGAGCGATCTTTTGTGCTCTAGCCTCGCTTTCAGCGGCTTGTCCATTAAGAGCATTAGTCTGACTAGCTTTAAAGGCCTGCTCTGCCTGACGAGCCTGCTCAGCCGCCTGCTGCTGCTCTGGAGATGGCTGCTGTGCTTTCATCATGGTTTGTATCAAATCTTCACGATTATTGATGTTCATGTTGTCAATAATACTCTGTAGCAGGATAGGATATACAGGATTCTCAGGCCCAGTGGTCTGTAGAAGCTGTACAAGCTGAGTTACTTGGTACTCACGGGCTACGATACCCAGAGTAGAGGTGATATTAAACTCATAGTCGCCAGCTGGGAAGTATTCAGGCTCAAATTGCATATAACGCCATGCAGCTTTCTGTACAAACGGGATCAGGAAGGACTCTTGGAAGTTTACAAGAGTACGCTTTTGGCGCTTGATGATACTGCCCATGCTCATAGAAGAGCCAGCAGAAGTAGGCCCACCGCCTCCAGCAGCTGTCTGAGCGGAGTCTAGACTGCCTGTAGAAGCCTGTACCATGCGTTGTAGAGCTTCTGCCTGTGCAAAGCTGATCTGGCTGACGTTGCCGAAGTTAAACGGATGCAGCACCTCTCGTGGGTCGCCGTTTGTCAGCAGCAGTTTACCTGCCTTGACCTCTGGCTTAGTGCCGCGAGGCATACGAGTAGCGTCCATAGCCAGCATTGGGTGGATGGTGAGAGCAAGAGCGTCTATACGTGCTCTGATTTCACTGTCCAGAGCCTTCTGGGAGTTATAGCCTTTCTCACAAACACCCATCCCCCAAAAACGACTAGGCACACAGTCCCATGAGAAGGCCACCACGGGACGATCTTCCATCATGTAAGGGTTCTTCTCAGCCTTGAGCAACTGGCCGTTACCGAGCACCACAAGAGCTTCTACGTAGTACGAATCACGACCCTCGTCTTCTGTCTCGCTGTCAAGGCCGTCTACGCCTTCTTCTTCGCCTGCTGCTTCAAGCAGATGCCGTGGAACCAGACCATAATACTTAGTAAGACGTACTTTGTCTGTAGGCTCGTCAAACAGCTCCTGATCAGGCTCTATGTCCAAGTCTGGAGCAGCTTCGCCTATGTAGGTCTGCTTGTAGACTCCCTCTTCTTGCAGTATCTCCACCTGATGACGGGATACAAACTGGTCAATAGCCACGCCGAGGGCTTCTTCAATAGAGGTTGCTACAGGGTCTATCAGGAAGTTCTGGGGCTGGATAGGACGTAGCCTTACGCTTGTCTTGTCACGCACCTGCACGCCTACAGCCTGCATAGTACCTTCCATAATAGACTCTGTAGCAGGTACTAACTCTTTATTGCTTTCGATAACAATCTCAGCAATACCCGTGCCGTAAATGGCCGAGTTGATCAAAACCTCGCCGATGGCGGCTCTAATCTTGTTCTTTTTAAACTCTTCTTCTAGCTTATGCCGAAGTACTTGTATATCGCCTCTGTCTTGATCGCCGTAGTTGTCCTGAACGTCAAAGAAGCGTCCACGACCAAAAGTAGCCTCTTCGATCTCAGCTACGTTATTCTCAACAGCTTGAAGGAGGGCTGGAGAGACAATCCTACTCCGTTCACTTGTTCTGGTAGCGTCGTCAGCGTTCCAGATACCACGCCACAGCCGATAGTATTCATCATGTTTTTCATCGTAGTTAGTGTCGTAGTGGTCACGCCAATCGTCGCACTTAGACTGAACCCAAGCCTCAAGAGTCTCTTCGATTATCTGAGCTGAGCCGCCTTCAATATAATCTTCCATAAGTTAGTACCTTAATATCCGCTAACGGGGTCTAGTATTGTTTCGTAGTCGTCTTCTTCAAAGTTTCCAAAATACGCCACCTGAGCTAGCTGGTCTATGTAGGCCAGACTATCAACAGTATCGTCATGCACCAAATGGTTAGGAAACTGGAAAAGCTCGTCTAAGAAGGTCATATTCCACTCCCCTTTTCTGATGGAGATAAGCCCATTCTCAAATCTGCCCTGCAAAGCCCACACGATCCTGTCTTGCTTCTTCTGGTTGCCGTGTGTTAGCTCTTCTACTCTAAAATACTTATTGTATCTTCTCATCAGGTCTGTAAGAGGCGACATCACTGCCTGTTTACTTATACCCCTTTCAATACCCACGCTGATGGGTCTGTACTTGTCTACAGCCCTGAATATCTTCTTAGCTGTCTCGTCAAGCGTCCACCTGCCTATAATCATCTCTTCGACTATCCAGCCGTTCTCTCCCACCTCAACGACTGTTATCACAGAGTTGTCTAACTTCTTAGACTGCTTTTTGCCCATCTCGGTAAAACCGGCAAGGTCAATAGCAATATAGTAGTCTCCGCTGTCATCACCACGCTTACCCTCAGCGTACTGTATCCACTCCTCCTTAAAGACCTCACTGCCTCTAGACTCAAAGCTAGCCATAAACTCCTGACGGAATCCATGAGAGGACATGGTCTTTTTGGCTGTGTTGATCTCCTCAGGGTCGATGAACGGGTTATCAAAGCTGGTAAAGTGGAAAGACGAGTAGTCCTCCAACAACCCCATCCCAGCGTCTCTGTGAAGCTCGTAGAAGTGGTTTCTGCCCAAAGGAGTACCAATGAACAGAGCACCGCCTTTCATGTCTGACAGGGCAGGACGTATAATCAGCTCCCACACCTCAGGCTTCATGTCAGCGTACTCGTCCAGTACAACGTAGTTCAAGGACACACCACGCATCGTCTCAGGCCTGTCTGAGCCTTTCAACGATATAGTAATACCGTTAACCAGCTTCAGCTCTAGGTTGTTGATGTGTGACGACGCTATAACGTTCTTGCCCAGCTCCAGCAGCGTATTCCAGATAACATCTCTGGCCTGTGCCTGAGTAGGCGCAACGTAAAACACCTTTCCCTTTGTAGCCTGTAGACCATGCACTAACAATAGGTAGGCGGCGAGCTGGGTCTTACCAGTTCTGCGCCCAGCAGCAACCACCTTAAACCTTGACTCGTTGTTCCATACTTCAGACTGCCACGGTAACAAGTCTACATTGAAGTCTGTGCTACTCAATCGTAGCTCCACATGACTAACGGGCCTTCTCTCGTATCAACGTGAACAAACCCCTTAGCAACGCCAATGCCCATAAACCCTAAGTCTATAGCATTTCGTACTATAATGCCTCTTTCTCGTCCATTGCTCACAGCAATGTCAGCAGCAATGCCTTGAGTATGCGTACCTGCTTTAGCCTTCTTAGCCTCTATAGGATGTGCTGGGCTACGATAGCCGCTAGTAATAACAAACGGAAAACCACAAATCTCACGTAGTTCGTCTAACGATTCAACGAAATTAGGATCAATAAGGTTTTGACCTGTATGTTGACAAGCAAACTCATCTAAATCAAAGTACTTAGGCATCATCGTCCTCCGTGACTGTTTCGCCTTCAATAATTGTTTTTGGTTGATCTACTGTTGCTATAGTAATGTTAATACCGGCTGTACCACCACTGA